CAGGTATACTCTTTGGCATATTTGGGACTTTTCCAAAAAACTTCTCAAACAGAGAGTCCTTGCCTTGTAACCAAGCTGAGAGATCCTCCAATGCTACTACTAATCCCACTACGGATGCAGTAAGTAACAGTGCCGGGAAAGATGCTACAGCTATTGCAACGCCTAGTGCTGCTATAGCTGTAGTAACTACTGGAAGACTTTTAAACAAAGCAGGTATGTCTGAAACTAATGTTCCCATAGCTTCAAACAACCTACCAATACCATAGATAGTGCTGTCTAGTGCCCCACCCTCTTTACCCATGACTTCAAGAGATTTAGTAAGCTTTACCAGCATCTTATTAAGCTGCCTACCTGTTTTACCTTCTGCAAGTCTATTCTTAAACCTGTTCCATTCCTCTGATAGACGACCTAGCCTAAAGCTAGTGCTATCGAGCGATTTATCAAGGGCACCCGTATCCTTAACAAGTCTTGCGTACTCCTTAGCAAGTAACGGGATAAGGTCTTTAGCAAGCACCTTGCCTGCTTTAAGTTGCTTACCCATCTCCTCTGTGTTGAGCCTCATAACCCTAGCTGCAATAGCATAGGCCCCTGGGAGCCTCTCACCTAGCTGACCCTTCAATTCTTCACTCTGTACAGTGGATTTAGAGAACATCTGACTTAATGCCCTAAATACACCTGCAGTATCATCAGCCGTTAAGTTAAGCCCTCGTGAAGCTTCTGTAAACTGTGTGAAGATCTTTCTAGTCTCATCTGCAGCTACACCATTCTCTTTGGCTGCTACTGAGAAGTTAACAAAGGGTCTAGCTATTTCTGTAGTAACCAAACCTAATCTACGTGAGGTTCCCTCTAAGAACTTCATCTGTTCATCAGCTAATGCAGCTGTACCTGTTGCTGCTAACATGGAACTCTTCAGTGCATCATACTTAGCTGCTGTATGGAGGATACCTATACCAGATCCTACTAATGCTACCACCTGTAAGGAACATACCTATTGTATGTATATTGCTTAGTGCTGAACCTGCTAGGCTAAGTCCACTCCTTGAGTTACTTACACCGCCTCTTCCTCCCCCAGCTCCAGAGGTACCTCCTCCTCCTCTCAAACCCCCAGCCTTTCCTGTGAAGGTAGAGTTTATCTTCTTCTTGATTGTGTCTAGTTTGTTTTCAAACTTATCTAGTGTCTTCCAAGAGTTAGCATCTACCTTGAATCCAACACTGCCAAACAACTCTGCTATCTGATGTGCAGCCATTTACTTTCCTCTGAACATTAAAAAAGGGGTACCGTGATTACGATACCCCTTAGATGCTTACTATTGACTCTTCTCTTGCACTACCTTCTGTATACCCCTTTTAACATCAAGGTACTCATTCAGGTCATACAACTGCTCGAAAGAGATGGTAGTGTCTAGCTCTGTAAAGGTACATAACCCTTCGTCAACTGGGTTGCAAAGTCTATAAAATCCATCATCTAATGATGACTGATCGAGAATCCTAGAGATTAACCCTGTCGTGGAAGATGAGCACTCAGATCCTCGAAAGCGCTTCCTTGAAAAACCGTACCATAGTTAAATTTAACTATCTCTGTAATTAAGGAAATTAACTTGTGGTAAGCACCTGCAAAGAAGAAGTCAAAGTTAACTGTCTTACCATCAGATCCCACGAATCCTGAAGAAGTAACCATCTCTTTAATGAGGTTATCTACTTTATCATCACCAAGCCCCCTCTACAAGAGCTTCAATAGCTACATTCACTGCTGAGGAGTCACCCTTCTCAGAACCCATAAGACCTAGCAAAGGCCCTGCATACTTAGAGATCATCCTGAAGAACTTTACACCCTTAGTAGCTGTAAACTGGGTAATCTGAAATGACTCCCCATCTAAATCTATAACTGTACTTTCTAACATATTAATAACCCTACTCATTTAAAAGATACCACTACCAGAAAAAGCCCCTCCTGAGAGGGGAGCCTGAGTAGTGGCTATAAAACATTATATTATTTTAATTACCGCCAGCAAAGATAGCTAGACTACCACAATCAATTACCCATTCACGATCTTCTACATCATTACTAAAAGTAACGTTAGGCATCTTCTTAATCCATGCAGCACCACAAGACACTAAGGTATTACCTTGGTTATCTCTGATACCTATTGGGAAGCTTCCATCAAAACTTATAATATCAATTTCAAAGAGAGAGGATAGTACATCGTTACTTGCACTGGTTTGTTGTAATCTAATAGTAATCATACCAGAGTCATCAGAAGAGATTACACGAGCGGTCTCCCCATCAGCACCCTTCTTCATAGTGATCCTATCATTAGTGTGTTCAGCTTCTACAAATGAACCGTCAGAATAACCTGATACGATATGACCTGCAATATCAATAGAAACTTCACTAGGGACGTAAGTACCAAAAGCCATTTTATATCTCCTTAAACTGTGACAGTTCCTTCAATAGCAACTGTGTGAACAGCTCCAGCCAACTTAGCGATAAATGAGATACCTGGTAAGGTTCTTGCTGCTTTATCAGTAGCTGAAATGTCTGCTATGTTAGGTACAGTAATTGTGAATCCTGATACTAGACTGCCATTAGAATCAACGGAGTCATTAGCAACAAGTCCTACGTCTTGAGCTTCTTTAAGCTGCGCTCTTACTTCAGTAACAATTACATTGATACCCGCTTGTGTATAAGGTATCTTATCTAGGTTAACCAATCTGAAGTAGATCCGCTCCTCAATACGAGACTCTAGCCAATCTACACCACGGATAATGTCGATAAACTCACCGCTCGCTACAGTACCTTCACGAGCAATATTCTGACCACCAATAGTCTCATATGTGTTCAGGTTCTTAGCTAGAGCAAAGTTAGCCTGAGTAGTGGTCAACCCATCTGGGGTAATACCAACAAGGGGCTTGAACTTCCAAGTAGATGACCCTGGGGCTGATGTAAGCCTGTCTCCGAATAATGTACATTCTGGGTAAACTACAGTAGCATCAACAGGGTCTGCATCAGTACCAGCTGGAATATTATGAACACCAAGAGATCTTGTGTAAGCAGATGATTGCAGAGAACCACCTATGTTAGTAGTAACTGCTGTAATATCATCTGTATTACCAGTTGAATAACCATATAGCTTCTTAACGCCTTGAGCGTAAGCTGCAATTGCTTCTATATCTGACTGGGAGTGGCTGTAAGTAGATAACCCATACCAAGAGTCATTCTCATTAGATACTGCAGTAAATGCATCTGCAAAGGACTCTGAATCTTGATAAGTTGCTGCAATGTTGCTAGTCCATTTATTAACTATAGCAGTAGTGGAGGCTACCTGGGTAATCTCAACAGTATCCCCAACAACAGCAGTTGCAATAGATGCAACACTTAACACTGATACTGCTGCCTCAATACCTGCTGCAATAATTGAAGCTGCTTCACCATTACCTGCTACATAGGTTGCTGCAACTGCAGGAGTTACATCATCACCTACATATACTGTATACGTTGCACCGTCAACTGGGGTAGGGGTTAAGACAACCTTAGTAGGGTCTTTACGGCCTATTGCTATAACTGTTGGCGATCCATCAGGTGCAAAATATGCCTGTGCTCCTAAATACTCTGCTGAGTTAGTTGGTACACCTGCTGTTACCATCTCTGTTAGGCTGGAGAAGGAACGATACCGCTCACTCCAGAATTTGTTTCGTGCCAAGGAATAACATCACATCAAAAGCTTCTCGTTGTACTGACTTGCTCTCTCGTGAGATGTTAACATTGACGATATCTTCAATAGTGGCCACTAAAGTATATCTCCCTATGCCTTATCTACTTGAATGTCTGAGCTACTGATCAATGTGTCATCCACGTTGTACCAATTAGCTTCAACTGTAATGTGCTCAATGCACGATATACTAGACAACACTATTACAGGTATTAGGAAGGAAATCCTTGCCATACTCCTGCTTTCAAACTTAGTAGTAAGAAGTGCTGTGTCATCTATTATTTCTGGATTACCTAAAGGCCCTAAGCACTTAGCTGCCATCTTATCCGTGTAGTACGGATCTCTGAACAACTTAACTAGGACATTAGCTAACCTTGATTTACTCTCTGATCCAAAGGACTTGAGGCTGAATCTTGCTGAGTAGAATTGCCTAATAGCAAACTTACCATCACCACCACTCCATAATGTCTCAGCTAGTCCTTCTGGATCTAAATCTAATAACTGTAGGGTCATATAATCTTCATCATTCCGTAAACCCTCATCTATAGGAATGAGTAATACTTGTGAAGTACCAGCTGCCTCTTGAACTAGGTCAAAGACATCATATTCTAGCGCTGTGTCTGTCAATGTCATTGTCTACCCTCATAGCATATACTTCATCATGATCAAGCGCCTGTAAACTCTTCCAATGGTTAACTACAGATACTTGATAGGTCTTCCCTTCCCACGTCATTAAGTCAGCAAGCTGTCTGATATTGTCATCAGCTTCTCTGAAGGTATCTATGGGTGCGTAGAGCTTGATCATCTCCGTAGTCCTATCTCCCCACAGCTCCTTAAGAAGCTTATTAGAGCCTCTACGACCTACTGAGATCCTAGACAGTCTCTGTACACTAGCTAAGACTACCTCTTCATCTATCTGTGTCTGATCTACAACTAACCTACCTCTTACTATCCTGCCCTCTGGCTTCCTAAGCCTTGTGACCTCTTCTAATCTACCAGTCTGTTGCATAGTTAAGGTCTCCTACCTCGTTTAATGTTCTTACGGAACTTGACACCGTGTAACATCCTCTTAGTATGTATGAGAGGGTCATTAAAGCCTTTCATAGATATGGTCTTAGGCTTATTTATGGGTGACTTAGTAACCCTTATCTGATTCTTAATCATCTTCCTGACAAGTCTACCTAACCGACTCATCATCTTGGATGTAGTGTAGGTACCTGCCATAATCTTCTTGATGTCTTCCTTCATGAGCTTTTTGTACTTAGTCTTATTAACTAAGAATGCTCTTGATAAAAATGGTCTTTCAGGTATTAAAGCCTTGCCATCCTTATCCTCTGTTCCAAACTCCTGCCATTTAGCTATGGTAGCTTGGGTATTATTGAAATCATGCATATCATGATTAAGAAATCCGCCATCTACGGTAGATCCATCTAAGTAGCTCATATTGAGCTTTTAGCTTCCTAAGTGATTTCTTATCAATCTTGATAGGCATATCAACAACCTTTAGTATTCTTGTGCATCCCTATCTGGAATGTCTCATCAAACCTGTCTGAGTTGCCCTGACGGGCCTCTATATCCACCATGGACATACCCCCTCCATAAGCAATAGAAACGCCTGAGAGCGTTCCTGAGGGGTCTGATAGGTCCTTCTTAAGTGACCTATATGCCTTAGCCTTCTGAGACCACTTAACAGCTAATTCTGCTGTGGTTTCATCTGCTAACCTGGAGTATTTAGAGATTAGTGTAGTGACAGCAGCTACTGCTGCTTGGCTAACACTTGGGTACATACTCAGGAAGTATGCTATCTCTTCATCATGTAATTGTGGGTCAGAGCTAACGGTGTCACCAATAAGAAGCCTTAACTCATCAATAGGTACGTTTAATGGATCATTCGTATAGCTCCAACTCATAATTATTTCTCTTTCTTAGTAGACTTCTTCTTAGAAGCCTTCTTAGGTTCAGCCTCTTGTTTTTCAACAGGAGCCTCTGTAGGTACTTCTTTAGGAATAACCTTAGTAGGCTCTTCCTCTTTAGGTTTAGCTACAAAATCTTCCTGCTTGACCAAAGACCCATCATTGATGAGTCTTGACCAAACTCTTGGATGAGTAGAACGGACACGGAAAACCGTACCCGCTCTCATCTCACATCCTCTAAAGGAAAAGTCTTTAGCTACAACCCATTTATTTCTAAACGGATTAACTAGCATTTATGACTTACCCCTTATACAGAACCTTTGATGGTGTACTCACCGCTTTGGCTGTTACCAGCAAGATCTAATGGATCAGTAGTGAATAGGCTCTCACAGAATGTACCAAAGTGGCTGGACTGGACCTTCATGTCAAAAGACATTTCAATCTCAACACGTCTAGCACCAGCAGTCATGGGTTTATCGTAAGAAAGCATACGAGTACCTAAACCAGCTTGACCAGTAAGACCAGTCCAAGAGAAGGTATAACCTGCAGAAGGAACCATAGTTCCTGCAGAAGGGGTGCGGTACAACAACAACATAGAGTTGGTATCTGCAAATAGACGGTTTATCTCTTTAGGAACCTTACGGCCTGATCCGTCAGCATCATCTACGTATCCACGATCTGCTGTATTCTCAACAGCCTTCATTACTAGGATCTCATCAACACCAAGTAAATCACGTAGGTTGTTGATAGTGGGGTCAGCTGAACCACCAACTCCACCACCTGAGTAGATAACACGGTTTAGGACATCATCAGTATCTAACAAAGCATCTACAAGAGGCTGAGTAGTTACAATCACGTTAGGATAGAAACCACCTGTGATGATGCCTTGACGCTGAATAGCGCCTTTGATGTCCTTGATAGGAGTAGCTGCTGCACTCTCCCACTTAGTAGCTGGACTGAATACGCTATCCCAAACAGTGTTCTGATAGAACCCTTCAACAAATAGCTTCTCTTTACGTACGAGACCTTTATGGGTCAAGAATCGAGTCAAGTTAGATTCAACCTCGAATACTGAATCTGCATTAGCTCGTGCCTGGGGGCCTATATCAATGTGATGTGCCCATACGTCACAGAAATAGTTGTCTGTTGACATGGTGAAGTCACTACCACTAGATTCTGCTGCATCTGCTCGACGTTGCATCTCATCACGGTTGAAGTCACCTGCAGGGATAACTCCATATTTATCTGATTGTTTAGCTACTGGAATGTCTGGGAAGACAGAGCTGGCAATGAAGTTTGTATCATCTTGGAATGCTGCAACTGCTACATTAGATAGCATAGTGTCAACATGTACTGAATTTTGAGTTGGCATTAATTATACTCCTTAATTACTTAGACAACAGAACAGAAACGAATCCGTCTGCACCGGCTGCTGCTGTTAGGGCATAACCCTGGATAGCACCATCCATATTAGTGACTGCAGCAGTCACTGCCTTACCATCTGCACCAGCATAGATTGCATCGTTTATTGCAATAGCTCCACCAGATACTACTTGAGCAATACGAGTCTGCTGTACTGAGCATTCTTGACCAGCTTTAGGTGCTTCTAAGAGAGCTACACCAACTGCCTTATTCTGGTTTGATGCGGTAACGTCTACAATGAAGTTAACCAAGGTTAATCCATCAAATGCTACAAATCGACCAGCCTTAACATTACCGGCTGCACCAGCGTCTACATTAACTTTAGTGTTACTTGTGTTGTTAGCTCCGTCTACATTGGAACCAACTACGAATTGACCTAGGATGTCCCCAGCGTCACTTACTTTAAAATCTGCCATTAAATATATCTCCTAATTACTTAACAAGTTCTGGGCGTTCAGATGCTACTGCAACACGGGCTTTCTGAATAGTAATACCCTCTTCCTCTACTTTAGCTTCTGCTAACTTCTCTAGCTCTTGCATAGAGGTTAATGCTGAACCTTCACCATCTGAACCTTCTTCATCTAAAAGTTACAGACTTTGAAATAGTCTCTTTAGCACTATCTAATAGGGCTAGTACCTTGTCAAAGCCTTCTGTAGCTTCTAGGGACTTAAGAACTTCACCAAGACCTTCAACATTTCCAAGAGCTTTGTAACCCTCTTCCATTGCTTCAAACTTGATAGTCTTACGTGCATCTTCAGCTTTCTCAAAAGACTCTAAGCGTTTATCACGCTTTTGAATCTCAGACTCAAACTCTGACTTTTGCGTTTCTAGGGCTTTATTGATCATAGCCTCTACATCGGCTTGCTTCATTACTTCTACTTTCTCATCACTCATTTTTGGATTCTCTCCGTTGGATTTTGCTACTTGAGGTGCTGGTCTGCCAGATGATGTACCTGACAAGGTAGCACCTGAAGGGCTACCGAGTAGACCGTTTACTAAACCTGTAACTTCATCTGTAAATCCATCAGCTTCTGCTGACTTCACTACTGATGCTGCTACAGTGTCTGCATCTTCTTCCCATGCCATAAAAGCAATTTGAAGAAGCTTACTGAGGGGCATAGAAACCATAAGTTCCTCACCCCCATCTTGCTTGGAGATAGATTCAATATCTAATCGTTTAAGCAATTCTTTATCAGCTCCTGATGGAGCATCTTGTGGGGATTCAGCTGACTTAATTACCAATCCTTCCCAACCATTTGCTGCTCCACTAACAAGAGCTACATGAGCACCTGGGGCACTAAAGTTAAAATCATCTAATCGTTGGAACTTGTTACGATCCCAAGTTGACTTCTCTAAATCCTCTGCAGATTTAATACAGTCAAGAGGTACATCATCACAAGATGCCCTACATCCTACTGACCACCCATTGTATGTACCATCCCGTACCTTATCCCATACGTAATCACTCTTAATAAAGGCTTCACGTAGCCAGGTACCAGCTTTTATTACCTTCTCTCCAATTACTGCATCAACTTCTTGTATGAAGGACTTGGTAACTGTCATAACGCTATCATCTACCTGGGTAGTATGCTGTACGTTAGATTGGAGATACTGCTGCTCATTTCCACAGGCTTTTCTAATAGCCTCTGCTGAATATATGTCACTGTGTAAGTCATATACTTCAGGCTCAAGAACAACACCTAAGAATAGTCGTTGCTCCTCATCTACAGATTTAAGTACCACTTTCTCTTCTGAGCTAATCAGGGCCTTAAGTTTATCTACTAAGTTGGGCATTACGCCTCCTGGTGTTGTTTACATATATACTATATCTGATTGTGACTTCATTACATCACTACCAGTATTATCCTGTGTAGAGATACCTACACCTGCATCTATCTTGACATCATTGATACGTTCCTGAGGAGTCTTATGTACTTCACCTTCCTTATCTGGTGCATCTACATAGCCTCTTAACCAGTTCTCAAGTCCTGTATCCATTTGAATGCCATTATCGTTGATAAGCTTACCGAAATACTCTCCAAGCTCTACTATAGAGTGCCCTTCAATCTTACCGTAAGTTATCTTAGGCATGGATTCCTGTTCAAATCCATTTAACTCCCAAAGCTTAGGGATAGCCTCTTTGTTGAATACATCTGCAATACTATCTAAATAGGAGGATATGGCTGCATAAAATAGCTTCACCTTATTCTCTGATAGTGCAAATGATCCAACTGATTGCTGACCCATTAAAATGAAGTCTGCAAGAACTGACTGAGCTATCTGTGAACAGTATCTGTGAATGATAGTGTCAGTAGCTATATTCTTACCACCACCAGAGCTATTACCAAGCAACTCAATACCGAATANATCGTTACCNTTCTCATCAAANAAGCTTGGGAATATAATACAACCTTGTTGGTTGTTTCTAATGCTTGTGCCTATCTGCTTGATAGACTCAACTGCAGCTCTCTGTTCTGGTGTAGCATCTGGTGATAAGTAGTAGTGAGGTACGCTGAACTTTGGCAACCCGTTAAGGTCCCGTTCAATACCTATTGCTTCAATCTCTTCTAACCTGGTTTTAAAGAACCAAGGTCTATATGCTTGTCTTAAAAGAGAGTGTCCTTCTGGTATTATCTAAGGCAGAGGATGTCCTGAATAATAAGAACTTATCTCTTGATATGTACTTATCTTTGAATCCGTTTGGATTAGTCTGAACAAGACCCTTAAGATCATTTACATTACCAGAGGTACCTCTACGTACTGTCACATTACCTGATGCAGTTGTCTTTACTCTATCCCCTTGGAAGACCCACTCCTTAATACTGCACTGTGCCCTTGTAGGTAACCTTCTCCACCCCCAGAGGCCATCACTATGTTTAGACTTGAACCTCTTATCCTTTACATCAGGACCCATCCTTCTCTTATGAACTACCTCACTGACTGAGTGTCCGTAAGATACAAAAGAAAGTATATCGTTGATAACCTCTGACCAGGACTTCTCCATATCATCCATTACAGATGTTAGGTAATCAGCTCTTTCCTGACCAAGAGGGTGGTCTGCAGCTGTTACACCCCAGTCAACCCCCCTTATAGTCATCTCTACAGCAAACAGGATAGCACCCACGATAGGATCATTATACTTCATCTGCTTGTAGACTTGGTTTGCCTTAGCACCTTTTAGCTCTGGTAAGAACTCCTCAGTAATCATCCCATTGGATGAGCTTAAGCCAGTGTTACCTAGTTCAGGACTAGGGGATAAATCTTTAAAATCTGTCATAGGATTAAATCCCCTTTAATTATGTACGTTACGAACATCCAAGAACCATGTACCTCTTCTTAGTTACAACATACCTGTCATCACCTTGGTAGATAATTAAATGAGCATAGTAATCAATCATTATCCATATCTAAATTACCGAGTGATGCTACTATAACCTCTTCCTGAATCTCCCAACTCTGTAGGTAGGTTATCCCCCCAGACTAAGGAAGTGTCAGTATCTGTGTCCATAATGACTACTGAATTGACTACTAACTGTATCCTTGTGACACCCTTGAGTCCGTAAGGAGAGTTATTCTGCAAGACATTAATAAGTGTCTTGTTATCAAACTCTGGGTAAACAACTTCAGTATCATCATACCTGGTCCTAACCTCACCTATGAAGAACCCAAGGTCACTTAGTATGACAGGCTCTGATGTGGTTACCGTGGTACTTAGCTGACTGATATTTATGTTAGCAGTACCAGCTAGGATCTCTTTAGTGCTTAATACAGAGGTTGGTAGGGTTACTATGGATACTTGAGAATACCCTGCAGTAACATTTGTAGCATCTACTACAGAAGCTGCCTGAGGAGTTATTGAAATAGATGCTGTAGTAGAATCTATGCTAGTCTCAGCACTTACAAAAGCACCCTTAGGAGCTATTACAAGAGTTGCTGTGGTAGCTTGTACGTTAGTTGAGTCTACTACAGAAGCTGNTTGAGTAGAGAGTATGATTGCAGCTGTTGTAGCACCTATTGCTGAACCAGACACTACGTTAGCAGCTTGTCCAGTTAAGTTTACAGTGGCTGTTGTAGCCTCTACAGTAGTGCTTGAAGATACTGATGCATTATTACCAGCTAAGTTAATATTAGCTGCTGTTGCATTGATATTGGCACCAGTAATTACTGTAGTGCCTTGTGCAGCAATTGTAACATTAGCTACTGTTGCACCAACAATAGTCTCAGCAGATACTGCAGCAGATAGTGGTGTTATTATTATATCAGCTTTGTTTGCTGAAACAATTACACCAGACCCAGTTTGATAACCCCTGAGAACAACATCAGAGGCTGAACCAGTAAAGGTTCCATTACCAAATCCACGAGTAACTATTAAGGATATTGACATTTTACTAACTCCTTAATAGTTAACTAGCTCTTGTAGTACCTGTTGGGTTTGTTCCATCTGGAGTAAGTGTCAATGTAGCTGCTGTTGTTACTCCGTCTAACTTCCTTACAGTATTTGTAACCCCTGTTATACTAAAGTCGCTTAACACTTGTTGTATCAACATAAGGGCTTCAGTAAGAGTCGGTGCAGTACCATCTACAGCATAAGCCTCAGTCATTTGAGTAGTAAGTACATCTACTACAGAGATGTCATTGAGTGCTGCTATAGCTACACCATTTGCAGTAATACCTGCATTGTCTGGTGCAATGAAATTGGTATAATCTGTTGTTGTATCTACTAAGGTAACATTATCAACAGAACCTGCAGTAGCTGAAATATGAGTAGTAGGCATTCTATTGTCAAGGATATTATCCAATCTACCGCCGTTAGCCCATTCAGTCTGAAGCACATTGGTATCTGCTAAGATATCTGTAGTTAAGCTTGGATCACTAGAGTGGACAACTGTAACAGCTCCACCAGAGTTATCTATAACATTAATATCACCAGCTACGGTTAGTGTACCACCTACACAGTTAGCATTTACTACTAGGCTAGAGGACTGCCCTGTTATAGTTACAGAGTCAGTTCCAAGTTGACCCATATTTAATAACTCAAGGTCACCACTCCATTTATGAATCTGTACTACATTATTACCTATAGCTCCAAAGTCTATAGTAGCTGATCCTATATCTTCAGAGTCATTACAGTTGTTTATATTGTAATTACCTGCTGCACCTAGTATCAAGGTTCCAGATAAGGATGATTCTGTAATTACTGAGGGTGGAGCTGTTACATTAGTTATCTTACATCTGTCAAAAACTATTAAGGCTGCACCTATTGCAACACCAGTAATCAATGCACTAGATAAAGTACACCCAGTTAAATCCCTTCCACCCATGTTGATAGATCCACCAACAAAAGCTACACCAGCATAATCTTGTGCTATAGTGTAGCTGGTGCCACGAGAACCTGAGAAGGTTGTCAACCCTAAGCTAGTTGCTATAGCTGTAGCTGCTGATATAGTTGACACTGGATTATCTGCAGTTCCATCAACATAATCTACTTCACCAGTATTACCTGATGCTGAGTTTATATATACAGATGAAGATTCGTACCCAGCCAAACTACCTCTACTAATTGATGCTGTCTGAACAACATTCACTGCAGCTGAGGAGTTGTCAACAACGTCCTCGAAAATACCTCTTATATGTACCTCTCCACCTGTACCATTAACAGAGACTACACCTCCTACACCCTCTAGTGATGCCATATCACCAGCCTCGATATTACTGAAGGTTAATCCACCACCCCATCCACGTATATGAAAGTCAGATGGACCAATACCAAGTCCTAGGTCTATGGTAGGTGAAGCTGCACCAGCAAACAGGCTATTGCAGTCAATTATGTCGAAGTCTCCAGCTGATCCAGCTGTAAATGACCCTGTAAAACCTGAGCTTCCATTGACCCTGCATGGGGGTAGTGTTACTGTACCCATCTCGCAGTGTTCAAAATGAGGCTTTACAGCTCCAGTAGCAATACCAGATACAACTGCTCCTGATATATATGCTCCTGATATAGAAGATGCACCTAAAGATAGGCTCCACCCCTGACCTACCCATGACTCATCATCATGAGACTCACCAAATGTAATTGATGACCCATTAACAACAAAAAACCTTGACAAGCCTACAGAAGTTGCAAGTGTCATAGCATCAGTCTTAGAATTGACTGGGTTATCTGCTGTACCATTAACAAAAGGCTCTGTACCTGATGTCCCATTAACTGTATCTATCCAAATAGATCCATCTGCGTATCCTACTGACTTACTGACTACTGCATAGTTAGTTATTAGTTGATCTATGTATAGTGTAGAAGTGCTTAGTAAAGCTGATTGGAATCTAATCTGGACTTTACCAAGGTCTGCTGCAGTACCAGTATGCTTAACTAGCAAATTATAGGATGCAGATAGGTTAATTGCTCCGTTTATACCTGTAACCTCACCTATCTGGGACCAAGTAGTCCCTGGGCCTGTCCAATCCCTAGCATAGACTTGGATGCTATCATTGTTACTATTCAGTCTCCCTGTGAAAGATGCCTCAGCAGCTACACCAGAGCCACCCACATTAAATTCATATATTACTTCAGTGGTTCCAGCTGTATCAGATATTTCATGCTCTACACCATTTACAGTTTCTGTATCTGTGTATAGGTTAACTTCTGTTCCAGAGACTAAGTTACTNCTTGAGGCACTTGTAGAGATAGCTGCAGATCCTGTACTAAGGTTACCTAATCCAGCTTTGAGTAGCTGGTGCTGTATCATCTACATACCCTGTACCATCAAATTGTGACTCTAAATTATTTGCTGCTACAGCATCCCCACTGATCTCAACAGCATTAGCCTCTGCAATACCAGCTAATGTTGTAATAGCTCCACCAGAGACTATATCTGTTATTGCTATATTCTCAAGACCATCTAATGTAGTTATAGTACCTGAGATTGAGTAACCAGTTTTACCTACATTCCAAGTACCCTTAGCTGAAGTCAAAGCTCCGTCTTGAATACCTGCAGAGGTCAACCAATTAGTAGTTATTGCTGGTAGGTTAGTAAGGTTAGTGGATGTTGCTACATTAGTTACGTTTGCTACAACATCTGTGGATGGGTTGAAGTAGTCCGTAGATAGGAGTGTCCTAGCATTGAACTCTGACACTGTAGGAACATCTGCTACATCTAGTAGTAGTTGACCTACATTACCATCTATAGTAACAAGGGCTGTAGCATTATCAGAGGTCTGTGGAAATGTTGTGTAAACCTGTATAGCGGATGATNTAGCACCAGTACCTGAGAAGG